GAAATAGATCAAGTAAGAGCAAGTATGGATGCTCTTAATGCGTCAGGTAAAAAACAAAGTTTCTTTGGCAAAGTAGGCGTAGGTGGTAAAGCGGCTGCGGGTGCTGCGATAGGCTCTGTTGCATCTAGATTCTTACCTGCGGGTGCTGCTACAGGTGCAAGTGTTGGTGCTTTAGCAGGTGGTGTTCCTGGAGCAGTCACAGGTGCAGCTATTGGTCTTACAGTAGATGCAGCGGCAGGTCTTGTTGGTGTTGCAAAAGCAACGGCACAATATTCTGCTCAAATTAAAAGACTTGAAGTTGCTTTAAGAGGAGTAACAAAGTCTCAAACAGAATTTGCAAAAGCACAAAAAGTTATTTCAAGCGTATCTAAAGAATTAAATGTTCCAGTAGCGGCTGCGACTCAACAATTTACAACTTTAACAGCATCAGTTGTAGGTGCAGGCGGGTCTGTTGATGAAGCAGAAAAAGTTTTTAGAGGTGTATCAGAAGCAATAAAAGCAACTGGTGGAGATGCAGAAGATGTGAAATCTGCGATTCGAGCAATGAGCCAAATATTTGGTAAAGGTAAGGTTTCAGCAGAAGAATTACAAGGTCAGTTAGGAGAGAGATTACCTGGTGCGGTTACAAAATTTGCCGCTGCTACAGGAAGAACATTACCTCAGTTGCAAAAAGATTTAAGAGATGGAACTGTTGGTTTGAATGATGTAATGAAATTCGTTGTCAAGCTAAGTGAGGATCATGCAGAGGCAGCTAGGGAAATGGCTAGGTCTTCTGCTGATGCTGGTCAACGTATGCAAGTTACTTTTGATGAGCTTAAGAAAAATGTTGGAGATATATTGCAACCTTTAGGAGCAGAAATTCAAGATTTTACGGAGGTAGCAGTAGATAATCTTAATAGATTTATAAAAAAAATAAAAGAAGCTTTAAAAATTGGAGATGAGTTTGAATTAAATAATATAGAAAGAAATATTAAAAGGTTAGAAAAACTTTTAGGGAAGAGAGCTTTTACAGGAGCAGGAGATTTTTTATTACAGTCATTACCTGGGGTTGCCCAGTTTGAAGCAATCAAAGGTTTAGGTAATAAATTAATGAGTGACGAACAAAGAAGTATATTTGAAGATCAATTAGAAGCTTTCAAATTAGAAAAAGAGAATCTTCTTGCAAGGAAAAGGATGATGGATCAACTTAAGTCAGGAGTTTCTTTAGGTATGGATTTTGGATCTTCTGCTCTTGGATTAGGGTCTAATATTTTTGGAGAAGATAGTGAGTCTGGTAATGTTTTTGAAGATCCTGTTAATCAAGCAACAGCAAATGATACAAAAAAAGCAAAAGATATTTTAGATAAGTATAGAGATTCAGTAAAACAAGTTAATCAGGATATAGCTAATTCTTTTGTAAATACTTTCAAAAAAATGGAAGATGCACTTGTTGAATTTGTTTTACAAGGTACATTAAATTTTAGAAAATTAGCAAAGTCAATAATTGCAGATATTACAAGAATAATGATTAGATCACAAATAATTAAACCACTCACAGGAATGTTTGGAAATTTATTTAATCCCACACCAAAAAACACAGTAAATCCATTTTCAATGAATTTTGGAGGTAATACTTTAGGTGATTATTCATCAATCTTTAACCCATCTACAACATCTTTTATAAAAAATCCCTTTAAAAATGCAAATGGTAATGTTATAGCAAACAACAAAATTGTACCTTATGCCAAAGGGGGACTAATTACTCGTCCTCAATTATTTCCTCTCGCTGATGGAGCAGCTTTAGCAGGGGAAGCTGGGGTCGAAGCAATCATGCCTTTGCGTAGAGGTAGAGATGGAAAACTTGGAGTAGAAGCATCAGGCGGAAATATTGGTAATATAACTGTGAATGTAGATGCGTCAGGTTCTTCTGTAGAAGGCGACACTAATCAGTCTCAAGAACTTGGAAACATTCTTGGTGCTGCTATACAAGCAGAACTTATTAGACAAAAACGACCTGGAGGTTTATTAGGTTAATGGCAGAAACTTTTCCCTCTATAGAAGCTAGTTTTGGAGTTACAAAAAAAACACAGCCAAATGTAACTACAACAAGATTTCAAGATGGCTTTGAGCAAGTAATAAAATTTGGATTAAACATAAATCCAAAAGAATATAATCTTAATTTTAATAATATAACTGAGGCTCAAAGTGATACTATTGAAAATTTTTTAAATGCAAGAATAGAAGATGGAGATTATTTTAACTGGCAAGCACCTGATGAAGCATCAGCTAGTAAATATCGTGCTTTAAACAGAACAAAACAAATAAAGTTTCCAGGTTTAGCTACAATTACTGTCACTTTTAAAGAAGTATTTGAACCCTAATGGCAACACCTGTATCGCAGTTACAAAAGCCAAATGTAGATAATATTATTGAGCTTTTTCAATTAGAACTTAATACAAAAATGCATGGTATTTCTCAAACGTATTATTTTCATAATGGTGTAAGTAGTAATAATGATGCAAATCTAATATTCAACAATATTGAATATGTGAGGATGCCTATTGAGGCATCGGGTTTTGAATACAATGGCAAACAATTACCAAGACCAACATTAAAGATTTCTAATATTTTAGGAACTATAACAACTATTCTCTTAACACTTCCTCAAGGTTTAGAAGGTGCAAAGGTAACAAGAATAAGAACTTTAAGACAATTTATTGATAATACAAATTTTACAGGAGGAGAAATCTTATTAGAAGACGGTTCAAATATTTTACAAGAAGATGGTACAGCTATAAATTTAGAATTAGGTATAAATCCATTTGGGACTCCAGATCCAACAGCAACTTTTCCTGATGAAGTATTCTTTATAGATCGTAAGGCTGCTGAAAACAGAGCAGTTGTAGAATTTGAGCTTGCAGCAAGCTTTGACTTACAAGGGGTGAGATTACCAAAAAGACAAATATTACCTCAAGATTTTCCTGGTGTTGGAAGCTTCTTCTAATGTGGAAAGAACTCGCATTAAAACACGCAAAAGAATCTGATCCGAATGAATCATGCGGGCTTTTGTTAATAAAAAAAGGAAAAGAAATCTATTTTCCATGTAAAAATCTTGCCCCAAATCCTACAGATCAATTTATTTTAGATCCACATGATTGGGTAAAAGCAGAAGATCAAGGAGAAATAACTGCTGTAATTCATAGTCATCCTGTTACAAGTCCAGAACCTAGTCAAGCTGATAAAGTTGCTTGCGAAAAATCAGGTATTAAATGGTGGATAGTTCAGCCAAACTTAAATCAGTGGACATCTTTAGAACCCTGTGGATACAAAGCACCATTGATAGGGAGAAAATGGGTTTTTGGTTTAACTGATTGTTGGAGTTTATGTCGTGATTGGTATGAGCAAGAACTTGGAATACATTTAAGAGATTGGGAACGTCCAAACGATCATAATGACTTTTTAAAAAATCCTATGTTCAATGGCTGTTATGAACAAACAGGTTTTAGAGAATTGTTACCAGAAGAAGATTTAGAAAAAGGAGATTTATTATTAATGTCTATATGTAGTAGCGGATTAAACCATATTGGTGTTTACTTAGGAGAGCAGACAGTTTTACATCATTTGCAAAATAGATTATCAAGTCGTGATTTATTAGATGAATGGTTGCTAAAATGCACAGGAAAAAGGATTCGTTATGCTACGCAAAATTAAGCTATACGGAGAACTTGCAAAGTTTGTAGGTCAGAAAACTTTTGAAGCTGAAGTAAATAATGCTGCACAAGCAGTTAGATTTTTAGTTACTAATTTTCCAACTGTAGAGAAATATATGTCAGATAAGTATTACAAGGTGATAATTGATAATTGGGAACTTGAAGAAAAAGAATTGCATTATCCTACAGGTCAAAATGATATACAAATTGTTCCTGTTATAGGAGGTGCGGGAGGTGGAGCAGGTAGGCGAATATTATTTGGTGCGATATTAATAGGAGCAAGTTTTATGTTTCCTGGTGCGGGTATGTTTGGAACTAAAAGTTTATTTGGACAAGAACTAATTAAAACTGGTGCGGGTGCATTTTTCACAAAGATGGGAACATACGTTTCTGTTATGGGTGCTTCTATGGTTTTAGGTGGTATAGATCAAATGCTTACACCAACCCCTGATATACCAGAAGAAAGTCAAGATCCTAGAAAATCCTTTAACTTTAGTGGTATTCAAAACACTTCAAAAGCTGGCGTAGCTGTTCCTATACATTATGGTCGTGTTATAACTGG